GATGCCCCAGCGAATGCGGTCGCCCGCCTTCTTCTGGGCATCGGTCATGATCTGGCAGAGAGAGCCTGCGTCCTCACCCATGTACTCGTAGGCGACTGTTTCCTTCAGCGCCTCGACGTCCATGCGCGAGGACCAGAGCTTCACCGCCAAGGCGTCATTGACGCCAATGGTGTGGGTAGCCATCTGATTGTCCTTTGGATGGGGTTGAGAGGTGCTGCGCGTGCGCCGCGAGCGGGCGAGCTATCTGGTGTCGTTCAGAAAGGTACGGCGGCTGATACGCTCAGCCGCAGGCGAGCAGGGCTTTGACCGGCCCCGGGCGGCTTATGCTAGCGAAAGGCCTCTTTGCGCGGCCTGCCCGGCCCGCGTCTGACGGGCTCGGCGTTCTCACCAGGAATTTCCGCTTCCAGCGCCTCGAGGCGATTTGCCAACTCGACCAGAGCGGCAAGCGTCTGTTCGTGTGCGGCGATGACAATGGCCGGCTGACGCGCGTCCTTCTTCATCTCGGCGACGATCTGGGTGAGGTCCATCATTTGGCCTTCTCGGCGAGCAAGGCATCGGCAAACGTGTAGCAGTAGTCGGCGACGAAGGCCTGCAGAGTGCCCTTTTTCCCTACAATCTTCTGAGCCTCGTGCATGAGTTCAATGTTGGTCATCGCGCCTATCATGACCTGCCCCGCGAACCAGTCGCGCAGGGACATGCCGCGCTCCATTGGATGTGAAACCAGCGTAGGGAACGCCGGCCCGCCATCGTGCATGGCTTTCTGTAGCGGGTCCATCAGCCGACTCCCATCAGGCGCTTGAAGCCCTTCGGGTTCTTCTCCAGCCAGGCCGCGAAGTCCGAATCCGACATGCTGGCGACTTCCTCGGCCGACTTCGGTCCCGAAGCCGCCGAGCCGCCCATGGCCGAAAGCGACTTCTCCGCATCGGCACCCTTGTTAGCCTGTTCGATAACCTTGGCCGGATCGGGCTCGGGAACCTTGCCCTTGAAGCCCCAACTTTTCGCCAGGTCGTGCACGGCCTTCGCCGGCGAAATGCCGTTCTTGGCTGCGGTAAGGACCAGATCGCGCAGCTCCGTGTTGATCTGCTGCACAACGCCCTGTTCGTTGGCGAATTGCGGATAGAGGTTCGCCATCGCCTTGAGCTGGTTGGACCGGTATTCCGACGCCCACTTCACGGCATCGTCGAATTCCGGCGCCTGCGCCTTGTAGGCTGCAGCGTCCTGGTGCCAGAAGCCCCATACGCGCTGTTCGCCCTCGGCGGCCTGCCGCGCCTGCTGTTCCTGCTGCTGCCGCTCGGTGAGCGTGCCGTTGAGCTTGTCGAACTGGCGTTTCAGCCAGGCGTTGTGAGCGAAAATGTCCTTGTTCGGATCGGGTTCCGGGTCTTCGTCCGCCCTGGGCTGGTCCTGCTGCATCTGAAGCAGCGTTGCCCAGCGGTCCTCAAGCACCGCCAGCTTGCGCGACATCTCCTCGCGTTCGGCCCGAAGCGCCTTCTTCTCCTCGCGCTCCTCGTGCAACGCCCGGATAGGGACGGTCGTAGGCTGTTTGTCGCCTTCTGCCACAGGATCAGGCGTCTTGAGGGCCGGATCGCTCTCAGCGGGCTTGGCTTCCGGCGCATCGAGCTGTTTCTCCGGCTTCTCAGTCGGCAGCTTGTCGCCGCCGCTCTCGAAATAGGCCGCAGTTTCCGCGTCGAGGTCGTTTTCGGGGATCATCGTGCGGCCTCCTTGTCAAAGGCTGCATGAGCTTCTGTGAGCCACGTAAGGAGCTGTTCGCTGGTAGCGAAGGGAGGGGGAAACCCCAGATTTCGATTATGAGAAGAGACAAACCACCTGCCGTCCCCCATAATTTGTACGCTGTACCCATCGCGGACAAAGTCCGCCTTTCCCTTTTCGGTCATGTTTCACCCTGGTTTGCGACGTGCGCTGTCGCTTGCGAGCATGCCTTGCGCCGGCATGAAGGCGAGCACCGGCTTCCGGCCGGCGATCGGTCAATCTCTAAGGCTCATTCCGTAACCAGCGAGCCACGCCTGAATTTCGGCCAATGTCTTCTTCCCGCAGCGATAGTCAGCCAGCAACTGTGAAGCCGTCAAACCAGCGACAGAGGCGGGGTTATCGTAATGTGCGGCAGCAGACCACCCAACAGCCTCGATGACATTCGCCGCTCTACACGTTAGCCCATTAAACCGTGGCTTTGGTTTGCTTGGCCTCGGCACTCCAGGCTTATACCGCGCCGCGTATTCAGGTGTTCCCTTCTCCGGAAGCGGCTTTTTCCTATGGTACGACCTGATCAATTCATCCTCGAGCTGGACGGTGGCGAGATCGGCTGCGGCCTCGTGGCCTGTGCAATCGCCGCGCTGGCCTTGATCTTCTCAATCTCCTGCTGAACGAGCGCCATTTGATAATCGTGCACGTTCTGCTGCTGCTGTTGCGCCATCTCCTCGCGCTGGAGCTGGATTTTCTCCATTTCCACCTGATATTTGGCCTGCTCCGACTGCTGCTTCAGCGCCTCGGTCTGCATCTGCGCCTGCACGGCCGGATCAGGCTGTGGCGGCTGTGCGGCCTTCTGGGCCATACCCTGCTTCAGCTTCTCGACGAACGATGCCGGAAGCGGCGAATATTCGGCGATGAGCGCGATTTCCTGCGGCCCGATCGCATCCTTGAACATCGGCAGCAGGTTGGTGAGAAGCTGGAACGTCCGCTCCTTCTCGTTCGGGCTGGTCGGCGCGTCGTCGACGATGATGTCGTACTCGATGTCGGCGTTTTCTGGCTTGGTCAGCGGCACGTACTGGGCGCGATCCTGCCCGACAATGCGCACCATGCGGCCGTCCGACAGATAATCCTGGATCAGCCTCAGCATGCCCTTGCCCTGGATCTTGCGATAGCGCTTCAGGCTGTCGAAGAAGCTGGCGAGAATGCCCATGCCCGACTGCTTGCGCTGATACTCCAGCACGCCGGGCTGGTTGACCTCCCTCATCCCCAGGAGTTCCATGTTGATGCCGGTCGCCTTGATGATCATGTCATCGGCGTACTGCAGCAGCCGATCGAATCCGGCCGGGAACTGAGCCACTGGTTTGGGCTGGATCTTCGCCCCGTTCGGGTTGGAAAGTGTGCCCTTTTCCAAGTAGGAAATACGATCAGAGCGAGCCCAGCTCGCTTCGAATTCGCGGTCATCTTCAGCGGCGCCGCGCTCCATCATGACGCCGCCCTTGGCCTGCGAATTCAGGATATGGACAATCTGCGATAGCCACTTGTTGGCCCAGCGCTGCGGGTCTTTTGCACGCCGCACGATGCCATAGAAGATGCCGTTGTCGTTGTCCTTCAGGCCGGTCATGCAGATCCACGAAAAACCGCCAGTCTGCGTCGGCGTCGGCTTTACCAGCACCTTCGAGCCGAGGATGCACTGCATGACGGTCTCGCGCTTCATCTTGGCGGACTGCAGCACGACGCCGGCCTTCTGGGCGATCTTGTGCTTCTTCTCGTCCAGGTCGACCACGGTCGGCTGCATCATGCCGGGCTGAAGCATCGCCGTCTTGTAGTAGGTCTCCTCTTCCACGTACTGGCAGGCGACGATCGTCACCTTCTTCGGCTTCCGGTCCTTCCCGTCGACCGTGTAGCGGGCCGTCGGATCGTTCACGGTCGCCTCGGCGTCCGTGCTGTCCTCATCTGCCCATGCAGCATTGAGTTCGCTCGGCTCAAAGCCGGGGAACTGCTTTTCGGCTTCCTCGGTATCGACCTTGCGAACGCGCCAGAGCCGCTTGGCATCCGTCAGGTTCGGCTTCATCGCATCGCAATGCCAAACCATCTCGAACGGGCTGATCTGCTCGATCTTCGGGTCGCCGGCCGGGTTGTTCGTCCTGTCGAGCCTGGTTTCCGTCCAGCCCATGCCCGAAGTAACGACATCCTTGAAGGCGGTCGATTCCTCGTCCTCGGCGTTGCATTGGTCACGGAACCATTCGGCAGCCGAGGTCAGCAGCTCGTTGGGCAAACTGTCGCCGGTCTCGCGTGGGATGTAGCGCACCTCACGGCGATTGGAGCTTTCGGCGCCGACCACGGCGTCGACCAGCACGCCGGTTCGGTTGAACGTGAAGGGATAGCGGCCCTGTTCCTCGAGGACGCGCTTGTCGTCATCCGACCACTGATCGCCGTCGCGGAACTTGAAATCCTCCTTCGCCTCCTTGCGCCATTTCTGGGCTTTGACGAGGTCGGGACGAAACCACTGCTGATATTTCAATAGCTCCGGATCGGCGCCCGATGCGGCGTCCTGCTCTCCGCGTTGATAATTACCGGCCATGGTTAACGGCTCTCACCGATCATCGCGCGTACGCCTTCACATAGTCGACCTGCATGTCGAGTTGCGCCGGGATCGACGACACCTTGTCGGCGTAGGTCGTGTGGTTGACGAGCATGTAGAGCGGCGTGCGGAACTCAGGCAGCATTGGAAAGCGGCCGATCGAGAGCCCGTCAATGTATTCCGTGATCCACTGATCGTCCATCACCTGGGTGTAGGTGTGGAACTGCCCGTCCCCAAGCGTGACGCCGGCCGGGAAGGTCTGCGCGCCGCCTACTGTATTCTTGACCGTCTGCGGGTCGGTGTAGAGCGCTTTGCTGGCACGCCAGCCGCCAGTCGGATACAGATAGTCGCCGGCCTGCGGCACCTTTCGCGACTTGATATGAACCGTCGAGTGGTCGCCCTTGTCGTCGCCGTAGCTCTCGATCACGTCCTGCTCGATCAGGAAGTCGGTGATCTCGCTGTGGAAGTCGGCGGCGCTGAGCAGCCAGAACGAGCCCCAATGGCCGTGCGCTGGACTGCCGGCTGTATACATCAGCGGTCCACCACAGCATGGCACATACGCCGGATCGGCCGGTGGCAGCTTTATCCTCGCCTCGAAAGCGATCGCCTGATGCGCAGTGCTGACGCCCGGTTCTGCATCGAGACCGAGCGCGAAGCCGGTGCCATCGGCTTTCATCGTCTGGATGATGCCGCCGTACCAGCCGGCGTTGGTGACTGTGCCGACATGCGAAACGCGTATCTGCAACGCTCCGTTGACGATCGAGTAAGGATCGTTGGCCCCGCCGATCGGCACGAAGCCAGCGCCACCGAAACCGCTGTGCACGCTCGAGTACCAGGGACCGACGCCGGTCGGCCCGCTGATCTGCGAAAGGTCGCTGAAATCGCTGCTGAACGCCTCGGTGAATCCGGTCAGGTCAAGCGGATAGCCTCGATACTCGGTCTTCTGCCAGTCGACCAAGCCAAGCGGGCCGAACTTTTGAAGGATCATCGCCTTGTAGGCATCGAAATCGGCTTGCACTGCGGCAAGCTGCGCCTGTGCGGTTGTAAGCGCGGCCTGAGAGGCAGCGAGTGCCGTCTGACCAGAGAGAATCTGAGCGTTGAGCGCGGCGATAGCTGTGCTTTCCTGCGCGATATAGGCCCGCGAGGTCGCCACCTTGCCGGCTGCGTCCTTCATCTGCTGATCCATCAAGGTCAATATATCTTCGGCCGTTCCGGCGCGCGCAACGCCGGTTATCAGCAGGAACGCAAGGGAAATCAGGCGCTTCACGTCAGCGGCACCCCGATGATGTACATATCGCACGTCATCGCCGAGCCCTGGCCGGTCGTAAGCGACAGGATCGGCGTAACCGTCTGCACGCCGGCGCCGACAGCGGCCAGCGTAAGGTCAAGGCCGATGGTCGAACCCGTCAGCGTGGAGTAGGCCTGCGCCGCGGCCACAAGCGCGTTGCCGCCCTTTGTGGCAGCCGTGTAAATGCCGCCGGCCGCCGTTGTCAGGCTGCCCGACGAGTTGGCCGCCCTGATGCGCGTGATCAGGTAATTCGTGAAGCCCAGCAACTTCACGAATGACTGGTCCGTCGTGATGTTCATGTTCGCCGTGAGAAGCTGAAACAGGACGATTTCCTGCTTTGCCGCCTGGCTCATAAAGACTTGCATCTCGGCTCCTTACGGCGTCGGCGCGGCGTTCTTGTATGGATGGTTGGCCGGCAACTGCCCCGTGAGGCCATGCTGCCATGCGCGCCAGCCTTCCATCCGCTGAACGTCAGAAGCGCCGGCCACGATAATCACATCCTTGAGCACGCAGGACGCGAACCGGCTATCGGCTGATGTGCCCAGCCGCATGATCTGCGCCAGGGTCAGGCTCCCGATGCAGTTCGTCAGAATGCCCGTGGTAACGGCTGTCCCATCAATCCGCAGCGATGCCGACTTGGCGCTCATGTTGAAGACGACATCGATCAGCCGCATGGAGGTGAGCGCCGAGATGGCGCCGCTCGAGACGGTCGACTGCTGGCCTGTGCCGCTCGCTCCGGTGTTGACGATCAGGTTGAGCGCGGTTGTCGAGGTCGGATAGATGCCCCAGCCATTGCCGGAGCCGCCGAGCGGTGCCCCGAACTCAATCAGGCAGTCGGTGCCGGTCGTCGCCGAGACGAGAGCCGTCATGTGGACGGATACGATCTTCGGCAGCGGCGGGCAGCAGCGGACTTCGACGCTCTGGTTAAGCAAAGAGCCAGCCGGGTGATACCAGTCGTCGTTGAGGTTGATGATCCGGTCGCCTTCGCGGTAAATGCCCTCTGTCGCATTGCACTGCGCCGGCAACTGTATGTTTCCCGCCAATACCAGCGTCGTAGGCGTCTCGGCGTCATAAACCTGGACGCTGCCGGGCGGAGAATTGGTGCCGTAGCTAAGCAACAGTTCGTGCGTGGTGCTGTCGAAACTGAGCTGATCCGCAGCCGTCACGGACGGATTGATCGACGCCATCGTGACTGCGCCGGTCGCGCAGGAGCGCTTCTCCAATCCGTTTCCGGAGCTCGACTCGCGATTGATGAAAATCCCGTCGTCGCGAGGATCATAGGCCAAGCCATTCGGCGCCCAACTCGCCGTGATCGTGTCCGACAGGAGCACGCCGTCCTGCGTGACGTGATAAACGCCCAAGAGAGAGCCGGTTGCGACAGCAAACCAAAGCGTATTGTCGGAACTGTCGAACGTCACGTCCTGGATCGATTGGACACTGGCGCCGAGGAGAGGCTTTACCCTGATCTCTCCGATCTTGGTCAATGCGCCTGTTACCGGATCGCGGCGAACCTTGATCAGTGATGGATCCCATGCACCGCTACCGTCATGCGCGGCGCTCGCGTCTCCATGGTTGCCCAGCCAGTATATGTCGCTGCCGTTTACGCGCGTGAGCCCGGTGCAGGTGAAGCCTTTTCCAGCTCCGTCCGACGACATGCCATAGGTGCTGTCAGGGACCGTGTTCGACCGCAGATGCACTGCTGCGTTGGTTGCCGTCGATCGGGAAAGCGCCTGCGTAGTGCCGTTGAATGCGACGCCATTCACGTCCTTGGTCGGGCCGGCGCCAGTGAGCAGCGCCTGCTGCCCCTTGCCGCAGCGCGACACCCAGGCCGAGACCGTGCCGTCGACGATGTCGCGGTAGTCCCACCATAGGCCGCCGTACGTGTCGATGTCGTACTGCGGCGTCCACAGCAGCGAGGCGTGCCCGCCGCCCGGCCTCGGTCTTGGCGAATTGACCCGCATCAGAGTTCGACCGCCGTGAACTTGTGGCCGGTCGTCGCCGCCACGATGCTGATTGCGCGGGTGGTATCAATCGAAAACGTTGCTTTTGCCGGAACCAGCGTCGAGCCGGCCGTGTTGGCCGTCGCCGTGCCGCCGACTTCGTTGATCCACATATCCTCAGCGGGATCTATGTTCTGCCCGACGAGTGTAAGCCGCGATGTGTTGGCAGCCGCGAGCACCTGCGCCGTGCCGCCGAGCGTGATCGAGCCCGAACGATCGGTGCCGGCGCCGAGCGGAGCTGCGCCTGTAGGATTACCGCTGCGGTCGACGGAAACGACCAAAGCAGCAGTCTGATAACGCCCGTTACCGGCGTCATAGCCAACAGTGTCGCCACTTGCGCCAATCGTCATGTCAGTTGTTTCCCTTGAAAGCTTAAGCGGCCATCGAACTGCCGCGGCGAGGCGGCGGGCTGCTGCTGCGCTTCACCTTCGGTGCCTCGTACGCAACGCACATCAGGCCAAAGGCATCAGCGCCGTTCGACGACCAGTCATGAAGCGGGCCAAGCCCAACGTTGCGCTTTTCGTCGATGTTCTCGTGATACCAGCCGAGGGCAGCCCGACCGGCGTCAGTCGTCTCTTCGTCGAACCAGATGCTCGGGAATAGCCGGCGGGCCGCTTCCACACGCATCTTGGCCGCACCTGCCCCCTGATTCTGAATGACCGTCACGTCATACCCGGCCTGACTAAATGCGCTCTCGAACGTCACGTCGTAGACGCCATCATGCTTTACGCCATCGTGCGGTAGGTAAATGTCGGCTCGGGCCGGCGAATAGCCATGCTCGTGCAGCCAGCCCAGATGCGTTGCGAGCGGCTGCCCTACAGCCTCGTAATAATCCCGCGTCCTGATCTCACGACCAACGAACTGCGCCGGCCACATTGCGAAGGCGTCAGCTTTGGCCCCAGTCCCGCCGAGATCGCAGAAGATGCGCACGCGCATGAGCGGATCGAAGGCAACGCGCGTAATCCGCTTCTCCAGCTTCGCCTGTGCCAGGCTCTGCGCGTAGTAGGCGCCGGCCAGCACCGAGGCATAGCCGCCTTCCCAGATGTGATCGTACTGGTCGGGCGTCACCCGCAGGCAGTCCTGGCGCTCCTGCTCGAGCACGTCGGGAAACCACGGATTGTCCGACCAGTTGGCATGCACCACGACCGCATTGGTCGGCTGGCTGTCGCCTCTCAGCATCACGTCGACCGGATCGTTCTTGCGCAGCGGGTTCCAGCTCCACCACAATTCCGACGAGAGGCCGAGCCGCTTGTTCTCCCATCGGATTGTCGGGCGGATGAGGTTGAGCGAGCGCTGCCTGATGCTATGCGCTTCCTCACCCCAGAACCGATGGAAGCCTTCAAACGACTTGATCGAGTCCGTGGTGTGGTCCTGCAGGCCCTGGAAGACGATCAGCCCGTCGCCGGGCGTCTCGAGCTGTTTCTCGAAGACGCGAAAACCGTCCGCCTCGCCCAGACGGCATTCCGCCAGCTTGGCTTCGATTAGATGCTTGGCCGAGTCCTTCAGGCTCTTCTGGATTTCACGGCCGCAGATGGCCCGCAGCCCCTCGCCGGCCTCGCCTGGAAAGCGAACGGCGTCCTCGACCATCAATCCTGCGAAGAAATGCGACTTGCCGCTGCCGCGGCCGCCCCAGGCTCCCTTATCGCGAGCTGGCGTCAGGAGCGGCAGAAAGACGCGGGCTGTTTCGATCGTAAGCGGAATCACGTTACAGATCGAGGATCGACGTAACGTCTTCCCAATTGATCACACGGCGCCGGAACAGAATCTGCAGCAGCTTGTGATCGTCGTCTGTGCTTTCCATGAAGGCTTTCTGATCTTCCTTCAGCTTCATGGCGGCCTCATCCTCTGTCAGAGGACGCTTTGCCTCGGCGGCGGCTTCGTCGAGCACCGGATCAGATGCAGTGGCAGGTTTGCCGTCTCGGTTGATGTGGACAGGGCTGCCCTTGGTGGGGTGCTTGGTCATGTCAGGATTCCTTCTTCGGATCCACGATCACTCGTTCGATACGCTGGACAACCGGCTTGTTCGGATCGCTACCGTGCTCGAGCTCAAGCTTCTCGCCATATTTCTTCGGCCGCATCTTGCCGGCAACCCACTTGCGCGCATCGATCCTGACACGCGCCACATTCGGATCGGTCTCGGTGTCCGCAATCCGAACGATGTCGTCGACGAAGGTATCAGCTTGGGTTTCGCGCGCGAGCGCGTATCGTTGGCGGAAATCTTCGCGCACAACCAGCCAGCGCATGGCGTTACGCAAGTCGGGCATTTTCTCGTCGAGGCAGATCGACCTCAGGCTTTCGCCTTCACCGATCCGCTCGCAGATTTCCCCGACGATGTCCTCGCTGTATTTGGAGGGACGACCGAGTTTAACGCTTTTTCCCGCCACGAGCCTTACTCAGAGCGATCGCGACAGCCTGCTTTTGCGGCTTGCCGGCGGACATCTCGGTTTTGATGTTCTTGGAGATGGTGGCTTTGGAGGAACCGGATTTCAGCGGCATGGTGGATTGCTCCAACAAAAAACCCGCCTCGGGCGGGCGGGTTGCGGTCGCAGTTCGTGATCTGCCTGCTAGCATCGGGCAATTTGGCAGAATGTCAAGCGGTTTCATGGCTTGCGCTCTGCTTCCGCGATAGCGGCGTCGAGATACGCTTCGAGTATGAGGCAACAATGCCGCTCAGCGGTGTTTGGGATGATACCCGCGACCATCTCGTAGGCAACGAGCGCTGCGTGTTCCATTTTCGGCGTCGGCTTCATGGCCTTGAATGCTTCGAGAGCAGCAAGGGCCATGCGCGTAAGCCGCTGTTTCAGCCCGCCATCTTCGTGCGTTTCGTCCCAAGTTCCGGTAAGCGTGTCATTTTCGAGCGCAACCCACATCGCGCGAGCCATCCGCTCCACTAATGTTTCGCTCATCACGAATACCTCATTGCATCGGCACACGACCGCAAATCCTTGTCGAGCACGGCGGCCATATCACGATCGGGCAGCGCGTGCTTGTTTGCCAGCTCAGCTGTCGTGTGACCGAGCACGCAATAATCGATCAGCCGCTCTGTGGAAAACCTGCCGAGGTCGGTTACGACGCAGCTGAGGCTCTGGAGGGCATGCAGGCGACTTTCAGAAATTCCCATCTGGCTGCCCGACTTGGTGCCGCGCATGAAGTCGACCGAGCTGGCAAGGGCGATGCCTGCCTTCTCCCAGAGCAGCCTGAACTGGTTGCCGGCGTGGTAGAGGGCTGATTGCCGCTTGGCGTAGCGCCAGTCGAACGATCCTGGCCGGCATCGCATGATGCGATGGTCGACGCGATGACTGGTAATGCGCGTTGAGACGCGGACGAGAACGTTGCCGTCGTAACCGGCAAGGTCGATTTGTTGTTTCAAGGCTTCACCCCGGTCTGGCGGACCTGATGGGGAAAAGCCACGGTGAGGCGAGGCCATGCGTAACTGATTTGCGGGCGACGGGCAAGTCGTCATGGCAACGGTTCCAGCTTGTATCGACCATAGTTGCCGGAACCCGAGCGACAGTTGGGGATGGTCCAGCCATAGGGCGGCAACTTCTTGCGCAGCCGCACCATCATGACGGCGACGATGTTCTCGGCGCTGTCAGGCCCGCCATCCGGATCGTCAAAGTAGAGCACGTCGACGAGACCGGCGCGGGTGACGGAGCGCGGATAGGCGCGCACCATTGCATCGATGATGCGGTGTTCCAACTTGGCGAGCGGTGCGCTGGCGAGACTTTCAAGGGAGGCACGGTTGTTTAAAGCCTGGCCGCAGCAAGGGCAAATCATGGCTGCACCGCGCCGTGTTTCTGGAGGGAATTCAGGACCGTCGTGCGGTCACGCCCGCCGAACAGCTTTCCGATCTTGCAGAGCGACAAATGGGGCTTTTGCCTGCGAACGGAGCAGATCGCCATGCCGCGCGCATGGACGATATGCCGCTTGCGGCTAGGCCCCACGATATCGCTCCACGAGATGGGCAACCCGGTCTCGAGCACGGCGGCTGCGGCCACGGCTCGCCATGTGGGAGTGCCGTAGGCATCACGCTCGGCGGCAAGCCGTTCCAATCCCTGGCGATTGAGCCAGCGGCTGGCTTTTTCCGAGCGAATTTTGATCTGGCGCATGGTCTGCCGTTCGGGCAGGACTGGCTTGTCCCCGCGCGGTGTCATGTCCCGGTGCATGGCGAGCACGCGATGGGCGAGCACGTCGATCCGCGGCAGCCCCCTTTCGAAATTCCCCGGCGAATCGTTCTCCGGTGCGTAGATCACTTTTGCCACTTTGGTAGTTCCTTTACTCGTTCACAGATTGAAAAACGGGATGTCGTCGCCTCGCTCCCAGAATGTGTCCGGAGGTCGCGTCCTCGGCTCGACCACCTGGGCGCCGGGGAATTTTTCCTTGATCGCGGCGACGGTTGGATTGGCTTCGAGCAGGCGGGCAATTTCGGCCAGGGTGTAGACCGTGACGTAGCGATCGCCGGGATCGACCGCGGCTGCCTCGTCCTCGTCGCGGACAATGGCGATCACCTTGCCGTCAGAGACTACTTCCCAAACGCTGGGATGGATCGGCTCGGCGCCGAGACGGGCAGCCTCGGCGTCGAGGTACTGCCATGCCGAGAGCATCTTGCCAGCCTCGACGACGGTCAGCCTGTCGTCATGGGCATGGCTGGCCTCTGCAACCTTCCGGTGTTGGTTGTAGAACCTGGCTGCCAATTCGTCGGGGAGGAGGGAGGGCAATCGGGCAGCGCCCCATTTTCGCTCCATGGCGCGTGCGGTGGCGTCGAGCTTGTTGAGGGCTGCCACCATCTCGACGGCTAAGTCAGTTTTGGATTTCGACGCTACGGTCGCGTTATCGAAGTCATAGGCCATGAGGACGAATCTCCTTCCGATGCGCGCTGCTTGCGGAGCAGCGCAGCATCCATACGAAGTATGGGGGTGGTGAGTTCCGCAACCTCCGCATTGATTTCATTGAGTTTTTTGATGCTAGTTCCGCACTTCCGCAAATGAGTTCCGCATTGATTTCATTGAGTTTTTCAGGGGTAGTTCCGCAGACTTCCGCAAGACCTCCGCAACGCATCTCAGATGCTCCCGATCACCCGAAGCCCCTTGGCTTTGGTATTTGTGTTAAATATTTCGAGACGCAGGATGTCGTTATCGATCCACTCGAGAATCAGCCTGTCGACAACCTTCGGCTCGAGCCCGAACGCTTTGCCGATGATCCGGGGCGCGTACTTGCCGGAAGCCTTGGCCTGCGCGGTATGGTTGAGTGGATGCTTCTCGTCCCAGTGCCGGCGGACCATATCCAGGATGGCGCGACACGTTTCACGTGGGGGTAGATTGCTCGTCGTTTCCGCCGCCGGTCCACCGATCGACTTGACGACGAGGCTGCTCTCTGTCGGCCCGGTAGCGATCTTTTCGTAGCGGACGGCGCGCTTCCAGTTGTCCTCGCCGTCCTTCATTTTCGTGCATGTGATCTCGCCGGACTGCAGCGACGTTTCGTCCGGATTGTGCCGCTCGACCTCGAACACGAAATCGGCGTTGGCCTCGAAATAGGTCGAGCCCATCATGCCGCCCGACTTGTTCTGGTGGTGGACGCCGATCGTCGCCGCAGTCGTGATCTGGGAGATGTATGCGCAGCGCTCCATGAACGCCGTTGCCGTCTCCTGGGTGTTCATATCCGCGCCTGGCAGAACCCGGGCGACGGTATCGATCAGGACAAGCCGGTAGGCTCTTCCCTGGGCCTGTATGGCCGTGCACAGCGCCTTGAAATCGTCAGCGTTCTGGAACGACACCGACGCGCGCATGAAAAAGATGCGATCGGTGTCGTCGACGAGGCCATAGTGCTGCTTGAAGGCGTCTATGCGCTGGACGAACCCCTGGTGGCCTTCGCGTGCGATCACCAGCACGTCGGCACCGCCTTCCGGCAGCTTGACCCCGTGCCAGGTCTCCATGCTGTAGGCAATGTGCAGGCCGAGATCGAAGGCGATGAACGATTTCCCTGCGGCCCACTTGCCGTAGAATATTCCCATGGCGCCTTCCGGTATCCAGCCGTCGACAAGCCACTTGGCCGGCGGGCGTTTGCGGAGATCGCCTATGGTCTCGAAAACGAAGCGGACTGGCGGCACCAACGCTGGCGCTGACGCCACAGGGTCAACCCTGCGTGCGATCAGCTCGTCATCGAAATCCCAGGTGGGCTGCCGATCCTTGAACGAAGGATAGCCGGCGGCTTCGTGGACCTTGCCGTCCCACTGCCGCATTGCGTAAGCCCATTTCTGGCGAAATGCGGTAATGCCACGCCCCTCGTCCTCAAGAGACTTGCCCAGTTCCTGCGGTCGCACGCGGCGCAAGTAGGTGGCATATGCCTCCAGACACTTAGTTTCGGATTCGCGCTCTGGAGGCTGGATCGGGCATTCCCGATAGAGGTCGACCACGGCCGCCCACACGACATCGCGCATGTAAGCGTCGCGGCCGTCGACAATGTTGCCCCACGTATCCGTGGCATGTTCCGGCGTGGTGCCCTTCTCCCGCGGCGATGCATCGAACGGCCGCGCCGACGCGCCGACCTTGTCGAGCAGCCATTGCGGCGCCTCGGCGAGTTCCGTCTCGAATGGGGAATAGAGCCACGTATACGGCCGGCCGCTCGCGTGGAGTGATGGCGGGGCGATCACGAATCCGCCTTCGGCGCGAACGTCGATGCCGGCGATCGTCTCCTGGGTGTTCCTGATGTGAAGGTCTGCCGGGTATTTGAAATAGATGTGCTGGCCGCCGCCGCCGGTCCTGGCGCGCCATGTCTCGGGATCGACGCCGAGCTCGTTCTCGCCGATCCAGTGATCCCACGTCGCGTTGCCGGAGATGGCGCCCTTTTCGTCGAGGTCTATGAGAAGCAGCTTCCATCCGTCGCCGATCGACGCGGCGCCGGTCAGGAAGCCCATGCGGTAATTCGAGAGGTTGTCGCCGCCGGCGCCGTACCAGCGGTCGTGCACGGGCTGGGGGATGCCGCCCTGGAATTCCTTCCACTCGCCCAGCGGGATTTTCTTGTTGCCGCTGGCGGGGATGACGGCGAGGCCGAGAGCGCGGTAAGCGTTGGCCCACTCGGCGGCACTTGCAAAATCGTCGGGCGCTTTTATGTTCAAGTCTCGCCTCGTCATGAAACCCATCCGGTAATTGGTCGATGCGAAGGGCTGGGACGGAGCCGCCGCCTCGTCTCAGCCCACCGCAATCTCAACCGAATTCGGGAACAGGCTTCTTCGCCGCAGCCGCGGGCGGCGTTATCTGCGTCGAGCCGGTGGCCGGCCTGACGGACTTGTCATTTCCTTGTGCCTGCTGCGACGGCAGTGTGGCCCGCGGCTTCGGAACGGCCCTGTACTGCTCCATCTCGGCCGGCCGGGGCTTCCAGTCGAGGATTTCGAAGCTCGGGATGGCGCGGCCGCCATGTTTGGTCTTCTCTTTTGTGAAATGGGTCAGCCTGACGACCGGCACCATGTTCTGCGTCCACTCGACCGAGCTCAGCGCGGCGTCGTAGATCTGCTCGAGTGCCGACAGGGTTCCGCCGGCCGTGGTGCAGAGTTCATGCGCGCCGAGTCCGCCCGGCAGGTACACGATGACCTCGATGCCCTGCTTGAACTTCTCGCCGGGGCAGTCCGGGAGCGGATCGCCGAGCGCGACGAGGCGCTTGTCGGGGCCCTTGTCGCCGAATTCGATCCAGCCGACTTTCAGGGTCGCGAAATCGAACAGCGCGACGAAATCCTCGATGATCTCTTCGCCGCGGTTGGTGCCGTCATAGGTCGAGCGGGAGACACCGCCTTCCTTGCCGTTGATCTTGATGATGGGTAGAAAAGTACCAGTATTCTGAAGACCGAAGCCCATTTCCGTTTTCCTTCTACGTTGTGCCGCAATCTGGCCTGCGGCCTGCCATCCTCCGTTGCGGAGATTCCTTTAAACGCTGAAAATCGCGTGTCATTCAGCCGCCTCGAGTTTGAACTCATTGGGCAGGGCGAATTTCAGTCGCCACGTCTGCCAAGCCTTGCTTACGGCACCTGTGCCGGGGAATAGGTCGTGCAGATCATCTTCTGGCCGCGCACCGAGCATCTCGAAAGCCCAGTGGCAGACAGCCTCTGGTTTTGCGCCGGTCAGCCCACGCTTCAGCGTAATCGGGCACTCGATCCAGTCGCGCATGACTAGCCGTTTTGAGACAACCGGCTTGCGAGCCGCCTTCACGATTACCGGCTCCCATGCGTAGGCGACGGAGACGTTCCGCTTGAAAGCGGCGAAGCCTTTCACCCACGACATCCATCGCGCGCCGGTTTTCTCGACGAGCGGCGCCAGAGTGGCGAGCGAAATTGGTGTTGCTGATGCATGGAGAACCCAACCGCCAAACTCGCTCTGCAGGCGTTCTATGAGAACGGCGTGGTCAACTTCGCCGGCAAAGTCAGCATGGTCGCGATAGAGGTGCGCGCAACCAATGTATGGCGGATCGGCATAACCTATTTTCATCTATCGCTTTCCCACTAGACGCCGAACACCTCGAACGCGTGCTGTCGCGCGCGCGGGTCGGCGAGATAGAAGCTTTCGGTGTCGATCGACAGCAGCGCCGCCAGCTCGTGGGCGTCGGCGCTGATCGCGAGAAACCGCTGCAGCGAGAGCGCAATGCGCACCAGCGCCGTGACGTGCTCGGCTGTATTCTCGACTTGGTAGAGCGTGGCCTTTTTGCCGGTTACGTAGGCGACGCCGCCGGTCATGTTGGCGCCGGGGCCGAGGTAGCTCGCCACCTGGCGCGCATGCGGCGTCTTGATCTCGGACGGCAGCGCGTGTGTCGACTTGATGTCGACGATCAGGCCGTGCCCGTCGTATTCGAGGTCGCTATAGCCGAGCATGGGAACAGCGATGCCGTCCATCTGCCAGTCCTTGCGCTGCTGCGTGCGATCGGGCCTGCCCCATGGCGCGAGAAGGCTGATGCCCTGCTCGACCATGCCGGCCAGGCTTTCGCGTTCCTTGCCGCGGCGCGGGTCCGACGACATCGCGGTGCGTTCGGTGAAGATGGCGTTGGCGATGTCGATCGCCTCGTTGAGGGGGGCGCCCTCGAGGCCGGCGATGATGCCTGCCTCGACCGCAGCGCCGCGGTGCGCGGCGGCGCCAACGGGCGCGCTGCGCTTGAGCAGCCGCTCCATGACGTAGACGCCGGGCGCCGCAGCCCACAGATTGAGCTGCGAGACCGAAATGTGATCGATGCCGTAGGCCGAGAAGGGGTTCACGGCATCACCTCGATCGTCTGGATGTCGAGATACGCTTCGATGAACGTCGCTGCGACAGCCGGTACGATGGCATTGCCATAACCGCGCAGGCGTCCCACTCGGGCGGGAGCCCCATCAACCAGCGGGAATGTGCCGGGTTCAACTGGCCGCCACTTGTGGTCTGTGCAGAAGAGCCAGTCAGCATCTCGCCAGAAGCCGTTAGTCGGGCTGGGCCTGTGATCGCTGCCGCTTGCGCCAAGTCCTGTGGGCTGCCCTTGCGCTCGATCTCCGACAAGCTGCCGTCCAGCGTGCGCACGTTCTTCTCGCCGTCCGCCTGTCGTGGCGTCGGCCACCCCGCCAAGCTCCCGACGTGGTTCAGGCTCACCGTGGCCTTGCTGCCATCCGGTCGCCGGCCCGTCGCCGACGCGTCCTTGGCCATCTGGGAGCCCATTGCGTTGCCGACAGTTGGGCTCGGCCAGCCGGCCAAGTCCGTCGCGTCCACCAGCGTCGTCCCAGCATGGTGGTTGCTCTGCGGGTTGTGCCTCGTCGCTCCATTGTTCCGAGCATTCGAACTGTCCGCTCGAGACGCCGGCGTCGGCCAGCCGGCCAACTGCACCTGCTCCGTCACGTACAGCGGCACCGTCGTCTGGCCGTGCTCGTCGAGCCGCTTCTTCGCCAGTTTCGCGATGATCTCCGGGCTGCGGTCGCGCTCCGCTACCGTTGGCGTGCTCCAGCCGGCCAACTGCACCTGATGATCCAGCGTCGTCACACTCTGGCCGCAGGACAGACCCTCCTTGCGGGCCAATGCCTGTTCCGGCGTCCCGCCCGGCGCCGAGGCGTTCGGGGTGCCCCAGCCGGCCAGCCATGCCTCCCTGCCGAGCAGCGAGTTCAGCGGCACGTTTGGCTGTTCCTTGCCGTCCTTCCAGTCGCGCGTGGTTGGCGTCGGCCATCCTTTGCGCAACCCACCAGAGCCTTTGCCTTTTGTGCGGTGCGCCGATGCCCGCAGCCGGCATATCGGCACCCCCGCAGGCATATCCATCTGCTTCCAGGTCAGCGCGTACAGCAGAAAACCATTCCCTTCCATCCTTGCTCGCAACCTGCTCTCCAAAGACCGTTGCAGGGCGGCACTCGGCGATGAGGCGGTGAAAAGCGGGCCAGAGGTGTCGTTCGTCGGCATGGCCTTTCCGCTTGCCCGCGCTCGAAAGCGGCTGACATGGACAGGAGCCGGTCCAGACCGCTCGATCGTCGGGCCATCCGGCGAGCCGAAGAGCGTAGCTCCAGCCTCCGATGCCGGCGAAGAAATGGCACTGGGTGAAGCCTCTGAGATCGGAGGCGGGAACATCGATAATTGACCGTTCGTCAACGACGCCATGGGCGATGAGTCCTTCCCTGACGAGTTCGCGCAGCCACGCCGCAGCGAACGGATCGTGTTCATTGTAGTAAGCGGCCACGTCACGCCGCCCCCAGCTCGATACGAACCAAGCCGTTCTTGACGGGCGCTTCGCGACGAAGCGAGAGCTGCCAACGGCTGTCATCGACACCCAGGGCATCGGCGATGCCGTCGAAATAGGCCTTGCAGGCGCTCAGCATCCCATCGGTATCGCGGCGCCTGGCGTCGGGTGGACAGAATACGGCAGTAACCGTCAGCGATCGCGATGCGTCAGCGCCTCTGCGCCGGTCAGCGATGCTTAGCGTTAGCGTTTTTGCCCATGCGAATTGCCGGCACCGCTTTGTGATTTTTGCTTTCTTCGCCCAGTGCACGCGAGCATTCGGGTGCAACTCGCTCGGAGGCCATGGAAGGTTTATGGAGATTGTGACCGGCGATACCGGGTCCGCCAGGGCGGCACCGCCGGTCTGTTGTGGCCTCACCGTGGCCTTATTCCGTGTATTGATCGCGTTCACGGCCGGTCGCTTCCCAGATCTTGCGGGCCGTGTACAAGATCAGCCAACCAAAGAACTTTCGAATTCCTCGCATCCGCCAAAGCCTTTTCCTGTTCGTATTTCTCTCCCGCCTTGATCACCGCCATGAAGGCGGCCAACAGCGCGAAAAATGCCGACACCGGCATGTCCCTGAGATCATGACGGTATCGAAGCCTGTGCAGCCATTTCGCTGGCGCCCCATATTCGCGTTCCGCGCGGTGCATCGCCGCATCCACCGTGTCTCCAGGACCGCGATGCACGGAACGGACGATGAGGTCCGCCATCCGCTTGGATTCGTTTATGTACTCGACAGACACTTTGTTGCCCTTTTCAAAAGGATTGACGGACAAAGCAGGCTTTGCCGCTCATGCTGTTAACCATGACCAACAAGGGAAAAGACGGCGGAGCGCTCGGGTTACGCGGCATGGAAGCGCTCCGCCGCCAGTCGCGCCGTCCGCCAATGGAGGGAGAGGAGACGGCGTCTCATGCTGCAGCTTCCTCGCCGAACCACAGCTTCGCCGGGGCCTTGATGCCCAGCTTCTTCAGCGTGGCCTGGTGCCGCAGATATTTGCTGGCCGGCATCGTCCCGGCCCGGATCCAGTTGCTGATGGTCGACGGGTATTTCTCCCCGAGGACTATCGCGGCTCTGGAGACGCCGCCGATAGCTTTGATCAGGTCGGCCGGCGTGTGGATCTCGTCGCTCATGCCGCATTCTTTTCACGTTCCATGAAAGAACGCAAGGGCATGACGCATGAATTTTATTCGAACGGGGATAGTGGGATATCTGTCCGCATGATCCCGATCGGCATGGCGAAGGAAAATGTGGGGGCCCGACTCAGGCTGCTACGCCTTGCCATGGGCTATGAAAACGCTTCGGAATTCGGCCGGCGCGTCGGCTGGACGCCCTCGCAGCTCAAGAACTACGAGGCCGGCGACCAGTACCCGCGCATGGACCAGCTCGAGAAGCTGCACCGGGAGACCCTGGTCGGCCTCGACTTCATACTGCGTGGGGATCTGTCCAGCACCAATGACGCGCTGGCTACGCGGATTCGCCGTCGCGCCGAATTGGAAGAACAACAGCGGAAATCGGGTTAGCCTGCACCGCTGAGAGAGCGTCAGTGCGCGAATTGCGCTGATACCGAGCCAGGCACGCTCGCACGTCCCGCACCATATCCAGCACTCGCAATGCGTCGTCGTGGTTATCCGGCAGCATTGTTACGATTTGACACGCAATTCGACCGAGAACCTCGGTTGTCTCCCTCTCAGCCTGCATGGAGTTCCTCCGCCCGGCCCGCAAAGGGCGCAGCTTATCTTATGATAATACGGCCAAGCAGTTTGTCTATCGCTCAACGCTAAATTTGATCATGCCGCTGAGGTAGGCGCCGGATGAGCCGCGTCCGTCTTTTTCACAAAATATGAAAGAAAGCTGTTGACCTTTCATGGCGCATGAAATAGGTTGGCTCTCATCGAACGGAGAAAAGAGATGGCACAGACCCTCACCGAAATCCTCACAAAGGCCGGCATCGGCTTTGGCCCCGCACTTCCCGGCACCCACAAGCGTGAGTGGTTCGACGCCTACGGCGAGAAGCTCGGTGTTTTCAACGGCTGGCCGGAAGTTGAGGCCTTTTGCAAAGCCAATGCCGACTATGCCGATGATACCGGCCCCAATATCGAGATGCGCGTTCTCTGCGATTTCCAGTTCGCGCGGCTCTTCTGAAAGCCCATGAAGATGACCCTTCACCTCAAAGAAGCCCTCACCGGATCGCTCAGCCTAGCCTCGGCGGCCAAGCTCGCCGTCGAGGATGCGATCGACCTCTACGACAACGAGGACGCGCTGGCCCGCCGCAAGGCGATCGCTGCATTCGAGCAGGACCGGCCGGCTTACTGGACCACGGCCGGTTATCATAGCCAGAAGGCCTGCGCGCTTCAGGTCGCCGTGCACGAGATGCCGCTGCCCAGGGCACTGAAGATGATCTGGCGCGGCGGCGACTACATCGCTGCACTCGACACGCTGGTTCCGCTCAACGAGCAGGCCGCAATCGCGCTGACCGTCCAGTATGCCGAGTACGGTTTATGGCGTGACATCGAGGAAGTGCTGGCACGGCGCTATCGGAGGATGAAATGAACACCGCAGTTGCCCACTACTACCGCAAATTTCGCGCGAACAACCCGCTTTACCCGGCAGCCGCAGCATACCAGTCGGCCAGGAGCTTTGTCTATTTTCGCGAGCGGCTGGCCAAGGACGTCGCTGACCACAAGAAGCGCAGCCGCGCCGCCAAGAAGGCATGGAAAGTGCGTAAGGCAAAGGGACGGTCATGAGCACTCCCCTCCTCTGGCCCTACCCTGACAATCGCGAGCGCAACGAGCTGATCATGATCGGCCTTCGGCATCCCATCATCGACGCCAAGATCCAGGCTCGGCGCTCGCTTCGCCCCGGCATTTCGGTCGGCCTGTTGCGGCTGATCATCTTCCTGTTCGGCCTGGAGCTGATCGTAGGCGCGGCAGTGTTCTGGTGGTGGTCATGAGCGTACCGGCAACACCCCGGAGGAATACGATGGCTGACCTGGCAGACCTGATTGAGCGGCTAAAGACCGGTTGCGTCTGCATCGGGTCAGACGAGGACAATCCCGGTGTTGAGCTTTACGATGTCGAAGGGGCGTCGGACACTATGGCTGAAGCAGCCGCTGCACTTTCCGCCTTGCTGGATCGTCTAGAAGCAGCAGAGCGACTAGAGAAGGCGATGCGCGAAGAGCTGAATGCCGCGCGCGAATTTGTGAAACGTCACCCGGCTCTCACTCTTATTGATTTGGCGGAATTTGAAATGTTCCTGAAAATTCCAGCAGTTATTGACGCCGCTCTGGAGGCAAGTCAATGACCACACCCGAACTCAAGCCTGACGACGCGCTCGCCGAGCGCGCAAGGAAATATGCCGCCGATTGCGACGAGCTCGCGGAAGATCAACGCAAAGGCGACGCCATTGAAATGCCGGCCGAATATTGGGCCGACATGTGCGACGATTGGCTGAAAGTAGCCGTCATGCTTGCCCGCCGCTCTGTGCCTGTGGCGAGCGAGGAGATGGTCATGCTGATGAGACAAGCTCTGGTGCAGGCCAGAGGAGCGCTCAGGCTTGATGCTATGCTCGATGAGAACGGCGAACCATACGGCACGACAACCGTTGCCCTCGAAGCTATCAATGCCGCTGAGGAGGCTCTCACCGCCGCGCTGTTGGGTCAGACTGCGGTGCCTGTGGCGGAGGGCGACCCGTCTTTTGAGAACGCCTTGGAAGACGCGGCGAAGGCAGCTTTCATCAAGGCGCAGAGCGTTTACCGGGCGGATCACGATCACTTCCCGCTCAAGCATACGTGGGAGACAACGACAGAAAGCATTCGAGAGGGCTGGCGCAGCATAGCATACGCGGCTTTAGAGGCTGCAATAATGCCGCCGCTCGGCACGCAGCCTGAACCAAGGCAACCGCGTATTCTGGCGGCGCTCAAAGCCTGCATCGAAAGCATGTCGTCAGATCACCCCGGCGATAACAGCTACTGGAGGGCTGTTGAACTTGCCGAGAAAGCCGTCGCGGAAGCGGAGGCTCGTTCTCGCCGCTGTGAAACCAACCAAGTGGGTGCCTCGGGCGAGTGTCTGCATTGCAATGCGGAGCAGGGAGAAACGTGCCGATCTCAGCGGCCAGGAGAATATCATGCGTAAAGCACTTGCAGCAGCAAAATTGCGCGGAATCCTCGCTGCGTTCGATGCCGAGGTCGCAGACGAACTTTCGCGCGAGGGTGAACGTGCTGACCTGTGGTCGGAAATCGAAGTGCCGGTCGAATTGCTCAGGATTGTCCTAGGACAGCGGACAAGTGATGGCAGCGCCCCCGCCCCATCCAGCCCCTCGCCAGACAGCCGGCGCGATGTGCTTACGGGTATCGTCCTAGATCAATGCAAAGCCATGCAAGGCGACGACTTCGCAGCGCTTGTCGAAGGCGTGGTTCGCGATCTCGTCGCAGCTCTCAAGGCGGCAGAGGCAGAACGGGACGAAGCCTTGGAAGGGAAGCACAATTTCGCGGCAGAGGTGAGCAAGCTACGGGCTGTCATTGGCGATGGTTGGCCGAAAGAGAAATCATGGCAAGCCCGAGCCGAGCAGGCTGAAGCTGACCTCGCCGCAGCCCGCGCTGAGATTGACCGGCTTAGGGAAGGGCTGCGCTCGACGGAAACACCGCTCACCCACGCTTCCCAATGCCTCGACGGCATCGTCTCAATGGACGAGGAGGACGAAGGCGAGAATGGAGGTAGCGCAACGTGTCAGGCCGTCAAGAAAGTAGTTGACCGAGCATTGAAGCGTATCCGCGCTCTCGATCAGGCCGGGAAGGCGACAACATGAGAGCACAGATCGCCTTTGCATTGGTTAGCCGACGAGGCTGGATACTTGAGGTGTCCGTGCGGACGTATGCCTATCAGGTTCGCGAATGGGCCGATCAGAATTGGGAGGGCGACGGCGGTTACGAAATCGCCAAGAAAAGCGGCTGGAGAGTACGTCGCGTGTTTCTTCGCGAGGCCGGGAAGGCAACATGAGCAGAGCGCTGCCCCGCGTGATGACGCCGCGCATGGTAGCCGAGCACTGGCTGTGCTCCGAGCGTCACGTTCGCAATATGATCGACCGTGGCGAATTGCCATCCTGGCGCGCGGGCGGCAAGCTGATCCGCATCTGGGGATCAGACGTGGAGGAATACGAATGTCGGCAGCAGCGTGGCGGCTCACCAAATTCAGAGGCGGGCTCGCCGTCACATGGAACGATGACACAGGAAAGCGCCACCGTGTCGCGACTGGAACCGCTGACAAGAGCCAGGCTCTCCAGCTTGCGCCGGCCCTCTATGCCGAGGTGAATCGGCCGAAGGGTACGACCGTAGCCGACCTATGGAAAGGGTACTGCATTGAGAAGGACGGGCGATCAGTGGTCACAACGATGCGGTACACTTGGAAGGCACTTTCACCTCATTTTGCCCAACGGGATGCCGATACAATTACCCTTGATGATTGCCGACATTACGTTCGGCAGAGACGGGCAGCCGGACGAAGTGACGGTTCAATTCACACTGAATTGGGGCACCTTCGAACTGTTGTTAAATGGGCAGAAAAACGACGGCTCATCAACCGAGCCCCCGACATAGACCGTCCGCAAAAGCCGGAACCGAAAACTAGGCACCTGACCCGCGATGAAGTCCAAGCGATTATGCGTGCTGTCATTCTGCCCCATGTACGGATTGCGATCCACCTCATGCTGGCGACAGCGGCGAGAATCTCTGCCCTGCTGGAACTCACATGGGATCGTGTCGATCTTGACCGAAGACTTCTCCACCTTCGCGACCCCAAAGATACGCAGCGCAGAAAAGGCAGGGCGACCGTTCCGATCAACGACACGCTGATGGCCGCCCTTAGAACGGCCAAGAACGAGGCCATGAGCGATTACGTGGTGGAGTGGGCCGGGGAGAAGGTGGCGAGCGTGAAACGCGCCATAGGCTCTGCGGCGGCCCGTGCTGGGGTGCCCGATGTGTCGCCGCACGTCTTTCGCCACACGGCCGCCGTTTGGATGGCCGAGGCTGGCGTTCCGATGGCTGAAATCAGCCAGTACCTGGGGCACTCAAATATCTCCATCACGATCCGCGTCTATGCCCGCTATAGCCCGTCATACCTGCGCAATGCGGCGGCGGCTTTGGAATTGGACAGGTTCACGGAACTTGGCGGGAACTTCGCAAAATCGGCTGGAAGCCTTGCAAATGCTGGTGGGCGATGAGAGACTCGAACTCCCGACATCTTCGGTGTAAACGAAATCATCCCCACTGCAAGCCGCAGAATGCCGGGAAAAGAGTACTTCGTACAAGGGCTTATCCGGCACCATGTTCCCTTTGCGTTCACGCGATCAGGTTCACGCGCACCAGAGGGAACTTCGTAAATTCCGTTCCCCCGGCGCCGAAGGATGGAGAAGCGCGATGAATGACGTGTCAGCCAGTCAACCGGCCCGCAACTGGGCGAACATTTCCATCGTCTGGCTTAATGAGGGGAAATGGCTGGGCGGGACTTTTGCGTTTCGCGACCAAGAGAGTGTCGACGACTTTATCGGCATTCTCGACGCGATCAAGCAGCAGGGGCAGTTCATTGACGATCTGGCTGTTCCGCCACCCTCTGCTGAAGGAGACTGACCGCCCATGACACAGCCTGAGATACCGGACCACTTCCGAGAAGTGGCGCAGAATGTGATGCTGCCGTTCACCGGCCTGGACGAACTTGAAGAACGATGCGCCCGAGCCCTCCTAGCCGAGCGCAACCGGACTATCGAAGAATGCGCTATGATTGCGATGCGAGCGACAATCCATATAACTACGCCTCGTTACAGCATCGCCACCGCCATCCGCGCTTTGCTCAAATGAGGCCCCGCGATGATCACATGGAAACAGCGGCTTGAGAACCTTCGCAAGGCACTTGGTCGCGAACCGACATTGACTGAACTGCTCGACGCCGCATGGATTCACGAAATGACGCCGGAAGAGTACAGAGTACAGGCTGAAAGCTGGGCGCGATCATGCCGCCCGACTGGCGATCCGAGATTTGATTGATGAGGCCCTCGAGGGCAACAAAAAAGGCCGCCCGGCTTTCACCGAGCGGCCGATCATTCCGAGGCCTGAAGGAGGAGTTGAGGCCTTTGGAATTGCGGTGATGGTTCAGGGCGTCGGCGGCGTGTTCTCGTCTACCGCGGCCTGCATCTCACCGGCATCGGCGTCGATCTCGTCGGCGAGTGCGGTGAGAGCCGGGCCATTGTTGACGTTGTCGCGGATGAGCTGCGCGAGGCCCTTCACGAGGGCGATGAGCGACTGCTCCTTCGTCTTGAGGGCCGCGACAGAGGCGGTCAGGCGGTCGAGTTCTGCGGACATGGCTTTCAACCTTTCGATGATATCAAGCAAGTGCGCGTGCTGGTGGTCCAGCTTTCGGCCAAGCTCGGTGTGATCTCTTCGCTCCATAATGGACGCTCCGAGTAGGGCGGGGGAAACGCAGGAAACGCGGTACTAAAACCGTGGTTCGTATATGGGGATTCTGAGACTGAATTGCTCAATCTTCGCTCAGTTCCTTGGACTGCCAGCCCCGGATGATCCGGACTGCAGTCCCCATCAGCCACCAGCTCCCGAAGGCGGTGAGACAGGCTGCGGAGATCAGGCCATCGGCATCATTTGAAAAGCCGGCCCAGGTCTGGACGAAAGGCGCGAAGATCGGCCCGGAAATGAGAGCCGCCGCGCCTCTCCTGAAGAAACCCTGGAGAGTACGCGGCGGGACGAATACCAGTGCCAGGACGGCGCCGGCTGTTGCTCCTACCACTTTATAAAGTAGTAGGAATGCGGGGTCGCTCATTCGTTGGCGTGCCAGAACGGAGGGCGCTCTCGCGTCTCCCATAGGCGCGCAAAGATATCATGAACCCAGCCAGAACGGCGGCGGTGAGAAAGCAGCCAATTATGTCCATAGCCCGCCCGGTCGGCAAGGCCTGCAACCCCGATGACAAGAATCCCCAACCAATTAGCAAGCTCAAGCCCGACTGCGAAATCATAGCGCGATTTTATCCAACCAGACAAGTACAGCAGATCGATCACGATCATGAGGTGGAAGCAGTTCCATACGCGCATTTCGTATTTTAGCTCGGCTTTCGCATAAATAGCGAAACATACAGCTAAATTAGTCGATGCCCCAAACACCGCCGGGTAGGGCCAGCCAGCCACATGCCATTGATAAGACAGGAAGAAGGACAGCGCACCCAGGATTATCCACAATCTGGCTCTAGGTAGTTTCCACGACAGAGCCATGGCTACGACGGCCCCCGCCAGAAGCGCTGCGTCGTACCACGGCATCAGCGCGGTCCGCCGTCCAGCGGATGCACGCCGCCGTCCGGAACGTCGGGGATGTCAATCCCCTTGGCCTCGCAGCGCAGCGTCAGGTGCGAGTGCAGTTCCCACCACTCGGCCAGCTGGCGGGCGGCGAGCGTCTTGACCCGCATGCTCAGCGCCTGGCACTCCTGCTTGCCGATCACGTTGGCGTCGCGCACGGCCTCGAATACCGGAATAAACCCGAGCGCGTCGTCCTTGTTTTCGCTCGCGCGGGCCTTGATGTCGGCAATGATCTTCATGCCGGCTTTGACGGCTTCTTCGACGGTCATTTTCTTTCCCTTCACTCGGTCCAGCATTGGTTCCTCCTTGCCGTTGAACGACAGGAGGATAGCGCGTTCAGTGAAATCCGGGTAGCGAGAGACTGCCGCCGCCGCTCAGGAGCATACGCACCACAAGCAGCAGGACGATCAGGCCGAAGATAACCCACAGGATCTGCATGACCTTGGGCGGCAGCGGCACCCCGATCACGCCGAGGACGTAGATGACGAGATAGATCACCAGCGCGAGCACGCACAGGTAGATCAGCAGCATTATGATGGACTCGATCATTGGTCAGCTCCTTAGCAGCGTGCTGATGACGATGGTTGCGATGATGCCGACGACACCGACTGCACTAACGATGATGCCCCAGAACTTGGACATCCCCGCCCCCTGGCCGGCGTTCGCGGCGCTGGATGTCTCGAGCGCTGCGATGCGAGCGAGTATCTGCCCAAGCGCCAGGTCGTAAGTTTCGCGAGGGACATATTTCCTGGCCTCTTCCGCCTGCTGCGAACGGAACTCGTTAAGCAGGGATAGCCGTCGCTCGTTGGCCTGCTCTGCCTTGTCGACGGCTTCCTTGGCCGATGTCAGCGCGAGCTGCACTCTGTCACGATCGGCTGTGCGCGCCTCGGTCAGCCGGCGGTCGAAATCCATGAACCGCTGGTCGACGTGCTCGCGCAGCGAGATTTCAGCCATTCGTCTTCCACCCGCAGAGCTTGACGCCCTTGAGATTATGGGCGAGCGCATCCCTGATTTCCGAATCGCTCATGGCGTTGATCGTCGCCCTGGTCGGCCGTATCGGGTGCTCGACCTGACAAAAGTCGCCGCCGGTGGTGGTTGCGCAGCCGGCGAGCAGCAGGCAGAGCAGGGCTAGTCGCGCGACCATTTCTTCAGTTCCTCTCGAGCATTCCCAGGCTTCATCGCGTCGACTTCGGTATCGATCCGGTGCGCGGTGTCCGCAGCGCGCTTGTCAGCCTCTGCTTGCTTGGCTGCCTGCTCCTGCCGGCCAGTCCGTCGAGCGCTCGCCAGCGCCGCCCACGCCGCACCGATCGCTGCACCGGCTATGAGGATGTAAGGCCAGATCCCGGAAAGCAGCGCGGTCATGACGTGGCCTCTATGTCGTCGATGACGGCGTTGACGAGCTCGTCGTTGAGGACAGTCTGAATGATCAGGGCCATCAATTTGCCTTCGCTCATGTCACGGCGGTGGGCATGACGAGTGAGCTTTTTCCACACCTCCGCCGACAGGGTGATTTTGGGATGCACATCTATAAACCGCTCTCCGGGAAGAGGAGGGCGCATCCGGCGCGTCACGGCTTGGGGTCCGTCGTGACGACTGTAATATTGGGAGCATCGCTGATGAACCAGCCGGCGAAATAGACCACAACCGGCAGCAACCCGAGCAGCACGTCCTGATCGTACCATTGCGGCGCGAGGTTCTTGAGCGCGAGCCCGACGACGCCCATGAGCGCCGCGGCCACGGTTGCGGCCGACAGCTTGTTGGTCGGATTGGCAGAGGGCTGGTTGACCGTCGTCGTCATCACATTACTCCAAGCCATTTGAGGGCGCCGTAGCCAAGCGCGATGATCATCGCTCCGAACGCAGCGAACCCCGCCGCATTGCTCGGCAGCGGATGACTGGCCGGCGGGTTCTGCGGCGTCTTGACGATGACGACCTGGGTTTCGTCAGGCTTCGTCCCCTCGACCAGCACCACGTTGGGCTTGTCGGCCTCCTGGGCGGGCGCTGGAGGCCGGGTGGACGGAATGGGCGGATGCGTGCCGGCGAACGCCCACGAGGGCAGTATGATGTGCCCGTTGGCGTCCCGGTAGGCGGTGAGCGCCTGGTCGGCCCACGCATTGCGGCTCTCGTAGTGCTTGATGCCGGCGCGCTCGAAAGTCTTCTCGAACGCCTCGACCTTGGCATAGAGATCCGGTGCGCGCTTCACTGCGACGATGGATGATTTGTAATCGCCCGACAGGTCGAGGAAGAGCCATTTGTAATTGGCCTCATCGCTCGACGGATTGAGGTGGTTGCGATCGCAGTAGGCGAAGAAGTCGCGGCGGCGCGGCCCGGTCCACTGGGCCCAGCCATAGCCGCCCTTGGAGTTCTTGACGGTCGGGTTCAATTCCTGCAGCGAAGCGAGTCCGCCGCTCTCGTGCCCCAAATTGCCGCATATGGCGGCGGCGCCGACCACGTCGAGATCGAAATCACGCATCAAAAGCGCCATGATCCATGGAGCCTTCGCGCGGAAGGTTTCCGTAGCAGACATCGTGTTGTGGTCCTTTCAGCGCATCTTGGCTTTGAGCATCGCCACGAACTGCGGCTTGGTGAGCGCTGGCGTCACCGGAATCGTGCCCTTGATCACGCCGAAAAGGATCTCGCCGAGCGCGCGGGTGAACGTGCCCGGAGCCGTGAGCGCATCGTTCAGGGATGCGGTATCCATTTGATCCAGCGTCGGCGGAGGCGGAGGCGGCTCGTATGGCCCGATGCTGCCGCCGCCGGCCAGGAACGCCAGCACCTCGTCGCTGCCGATCGGCAAGCCAGGCCGAACCGTGTCGGCGGCGTCGAGAAACAGATTTACGGTGAGGCCGTTCAGATCGGCATAGGTCGCGCGCATTACCACCCCGAGATCGGCACTTGCGCCGTGAAGGAGAATTGCTGACCCGACGACAGGAAAACATCACCGTTCTTTTTGGCAAGGCCGGCGGTGCCAGCCTGCTGACTGCCGAAGGTGATGTAGCCTACGTTGCTCTCAATCAGGATGGTCGCCATCGTTGCTGACGCCACGTTGTATGCGCCGGTGCCCGCGAGTATCAGGAACGGCACCTTCGTAGCATCGGAATTGACGTTGGCGTTCGTGCCGTTGAAGCCAAGCGTCATGCGCGCTTCAGTAGCCGTAGAAGTCCCACCCGTGAACGAGCCGCGCATCCACAGCGTATCGCCAATCCGCCTTGACCAGACCGAAACGCCGGTCGGCGTACCAAAGCCGGTGAACGTCGGGGTATATGTGACCCATGGCGTGCCGAACAGCAGCTTGTCGGAACCACTTTCATCAGTGACCAAGGCCGCCAGATTGGCAGACGAAGGCGTTGCGACGAACGTGTCGAAACCGGACGCGCGGGTGATTGCCGCCCAGGAAGTCAGATCCGCGTCGAGCGGCTGGTAACTGCCCGCTGCCTGCAGGCCGATGCCGAGCACCGGCGCGTGAACCTGGCGCTGGTTCTGCCACAGCATGACGCGCGCATCTGATGCGTCGACCAGGCCGTCGATTGCCGGGATGTCAACCATAAACTACCGTAGGAATGGATGGAGGAAGGCGACGGCCTAGAAAGAGACGAAGAATTAAGCTATATGTCGGGCCGACAGAGCGCGGTAACGCTCTGCCAGCCCTAACCACCTCGACCACAGGAGATCGAAATGGCTGACCTCACCGATACATTCGACTACGCCAGAATCCAACTGGCCGACCCTATCCAGTGGACGCCCTTCCACGCTACCGAATTCATCTTCCATCACGTCGAAATCGACCCGGTGCCCAACGTTTCAGCGGCGCCCGAGTCGTCCGTTCCGGCGGCTGTCGATGAGCCGAACTCGCCGACGACAGATGACACCCAGCCGACCGATCCAACCAACTCCGATGATGATACTGGCACCGATCCCTATACGCTCACCGGCACCGATAGCGCCGATCGTTTCACCTTCGAAAGTGGCTACGACAGCGCCTACACGGTGCTCAACTTCCAGCATGGTGTGGACAAGCTGGTAATTGATGCGACGGCGGCGGGCTTCGACCACGTCGAGTTCCAGCACGCAGTCACCACCGAAGACGGTGACACTATCCTCCAGGGCAATGCCACCTATGAGGATGGCAATTTGTCCGTCGTGATGGACAATGGCCCCGGCTTCCTGGTCAATTTCGCCAGCGATGGCGATACGCCGGAATTGACACCGGGCGATTTCATCATCCTATAACTCGTACATCAAGCTAACTACGCCAAGAGAGAAGGTGTCACCGTTAGCAGTAAGTCGTACCCTATCCAGTTCCGCAGAAGTCGCTTTGTACCCGGCGCAAAACGCACCATTGTCGTTGCTCATGTAGATCGTAGAATGTGCCAGCCAAGTGCTGCTTGCCAAGCTCTGGCGCGTAATCGTAAACGTTCCATTGTATACAATGCTTGACCCGCCGCCACCGGCACTAACGAGGAATCCTGTAGTGCCAATCGTTGCCTGGAAAGTTGGAACACCAACCTGAAACTGAAAGGTCTCGGATGAATACCCGCTGGCCTCGATCCCTCCGCTATCTCCAAGCTGGACAGCTAACACTCCGGTCGATGCTGTCGTTATATTTTGCAACCCAATAGTGAGACGCTTTATGCCGACCGGAAGTCCGGTGAAATCGACAGTAGCCCCGCTTGCTGCGACACTTGTCGCGAGCGTCATTGAGTTGATCGGCGTCGGGTTAACCAGAAGCCAGCCGCCGGCAGCGCCATTTAGCGCTGTGTTGTACGCGACGAGATAAACGCCACCGGCTTGGATTTCCGCACCGACCAGCGGGACATCGCCGGTCGTGTTTGTCTTGCGGATCGACTTCGCGCCGATGCCATTGACGTTCAGCGTTGCGGCTGCCGTGTTGTCGCTCGCCGCGATGAACGCCACCATCCGACCATTCGCCAGCGTTGTGAAACTGCTGAAGGCCGTGACCGTGAGTGCGTTCGCTGTGCCGCCGGCCGTGATCGTGCCGGTTATGTCGTCGCGGAGCTCAGCGATACGGCCCATCACCTGCCGCGCGCTGTCGTTCACGCTGCCGGGATCTTGCCCCTCGGCCCAGTTGATAAGGCTATCGGCGGTCGCGTTGGTGGCGGCCGTTCTCGACCAGTCATATAGGCTGGACATTATGCCATCCTCCGTTGCAGCAGGGCTTGCGCATAGGCGTTCGGATTGCCGAGCAGCTTCATGAGATCGGGCATGCCCTGCCGCGCATCGCCACCGAAGGGATGATCGATCTGGGCCGCCGGCATGACCGAATTGTCGAGCGCCTGCCCCGCTGCTGCGATTCGATCGCCGATAGTTGGCTTCTTGGTCTGCGTCTGGCCGTATAGTTCAGGATGAGCCCAGCCCACCATTGAAGCTGGCGGGCCGCCCGGCGACATGGAGCCAAAGACAGGCTGGCTGGTCAGGGTGTCCGCGCGCGGCGTCGGATCTATTTCGGGATGCAGGATCGAGGCGGCCGGCGGAAGTCCGCTATCGCTGCCGAGCAACCGTTCGGCATTGGCGCGATGCCCTGCCATCTGGTTGTTAACCTTGTCCATCACCGTGCCCGGAGCGCCGCCGTTGTTGGCATCGCTCGCGCCGTATCGGCCAACGCCGCCGGCATTGATGGCGCTGTAGATGTCGAGCATCCCCATGCCCGGCCGAACGCCTGTTGCCTTGAGGTACTTCGCCACGGCACCTTGCGGCCCGAGCTGCGACGATACCGCCGCCTGCGGGTTGGACAGATCAACGCCGAACTGCCGCTGCTGCGGCTGGCCGAACTGGATCAGCCCCTCATGCTGGCCCCATTGCGTCGTCGGCCCCTTCTTCATGGGGTCGAACGTGCCGGCAGTCTCGTAGGAGATCGCCGTCGCGAGGTCGAGCGGCGAGATGCCGAGACTGTTGGCCGTGCTGATGATCAGGCCACGAAGATCAGGCTGCATTGCGGATTGGCCTCAGCGTGTCTATGTTGCGCGGATGCGCTGGACGATTTTCCAGATGGCGGTTGCCATCCTCGTTTCGTGGTTTTTCATCTACATCGGAGCGCCGAAGGGCAGCGGGACAGCGATAGGAACAATCGCTATTTTCGGCGCGCTCCTCGCTACCGTGATCGTCAGTTCACTGATTGACCTGGCGAAGTGGCTGCGTAGACCCAGACAATAGCAGCATCATCCGCACTGCTCCGTCGATATCCCCTGCCCCGACAGCCTTCCCGCCATTGGCCTTCATCAAGGCTGTGACGAGACGGTTCCTGTCGGTCTGCGTGAGCAGATCGGCTACATTGGCATCCCGGGCACTGGCGGCGCGTGAACGTACTTTGTCGGCAAGCCACTCCATGCCCTTGATCGCGCCGGCATAGAGAGCCGACTTCGGGCCGCCACTCATCACGGCTTCACGAACTCCAAAGGACGGCCCTGTGCTTTCGGGCAGCCGTTCAGCCGTTGCGCTGTTCTTAATGACGCGATTACTGGTGAGGTCGAAGGTCCGCTCGCGATCAAGCACGGAAATTATCTGGTCGGCCCGATCCTGTCCGAACAGAGTTGCAAGCCGTTCGCGATTCCAATCCCCCTCGCCTTTGATCAGACGTTGCAACGCAACACGATCATTGGCATTCGTGCCGATAATGCGTTCGATGTCAGCTCGCGCACCCTGACGCAGACGCAGCGGGGCGGCTGAAGGACCAACTTGGGTTCCCTGCGGTAACGCACCCTCCTGAAAATCGGCCGCCAGTTCCTGCGGGCGTGGTGCCGTTCGTCCGCTATCGAGAACCTGTTGACCGCGCGTAAGAGCCTCGCGCTGGCGGGCCAATTCTGCGAACTGAGCGTCAACATCCTTGATGCCAGGAACAGCGTCAGCAAGCGCTGTATCGACTTGCGCACGAGTTCGGCTCAGCACACGAAGCGCATTAGGATCGGTCTCCGTGGCAATCATGCCGTCGATTGCCTTGCGCGTCTCGAAAAGCGTGCGCGGGTTCGGGTCGAGATGATCCGTTCCGGTGACATTGAGCATTCCGCGAACGCGTTGGACCGCCTGCTGTGCCCGACCCCTCAGGTTGACCGCATCGCCCTCCAACTGCTGGGCAATTGGGGTCGTATCCACAGCCCAACCGTTCTGCAAGGCCGTCTCATAGGCCGGGCCGAGCGCTCCCTGTCCTTCCGTGATCTGCGCGTCAATGTGAGACGGAATCGGGGCAGGCCCCAAAGCAGCATCGACCTCGCCACGAATGCGAGCATTGGCGCCGGCATCTCGCGCGGTCAGCGCATCGGAAATCGTCGCTCGCCCTTCGCCGCCCTGGGCAACGATGCGCTGGCCTTCCTGCCGCAGATTTGGCCCGACATCCATCAGCGTGGCATCCGGCCCAAGCCGTTGCAGCTCGGCGTTGATCTGTTCCGGCGTCATGCCGTCCTGCTGCATTCGCTTGATGATGCGGGTCATGTCCTTCGACTGGACGCCCAGATCCTTCGCAGCGGACGAAATTGGCGAAGGCTCGGCAGTCAGATATGAGCCGAAACCGCCGCCGAGGATGGTTCCGGCCGCTCGCCCGTATGGCTCCCATTTCGGATTGACGAGCGCGGCGCCGCGACCGCCGAGTTCATTGCCTGCCCAGGCGCCGCCCCAGGTCGCCAGCTTCTGACCGGTGCTGCCGGGGGACAGCACAGCCGGCAAAAGAGCTGTTCCAGTCCTTAAGACCTTACCAGTTGTGCTCTGCGGCTGATAAGGCGGGCCGGCGTATTGGCTTATCAAATTGTTCACATCCGATGAGGTCGGGACATAACCCTGCCACGATTTCTGCCGCACAGCCTCGAGTTCCGCCGCACGCTCAGGAGAAGCGCCCGTCAGCCAATTCGCGGCTTTCGTGCCGAGATTGAGCACGTCGCCGAATTGACCCGCCGCGCCAGCGGCGATATCTCTTGTACCTGTCACGACAGAGCCGGCCCAATCCCCCAGCGTGGAATTACCAACTGCCTGATAGATTGGTGACTGGGCAGCCATCGGCGAAGGCTGCTCACGCTGGTCTGCGGGAAGTGTTGCGGCATATGCAGCCGCCTTCTTCGGATCGGCCTGTGCTGCCTGCTGACGTAGCTTCAGCGCCTGCGTAGCTGCCTGGCCTTCGTCAGGCGCGTCTATCTCGTAAACGTCACCGAAAATATCGGTCTGCCACGTCGGCATTTCAGTTCACCCTGCGGATACGAAGGCCGGGAGCGACCTGCTTCCAACCATCGCCTGACGGCTGAGCCGCTGGCGCACCATTCGGAGAGGGTGCATCCATCTTGGTTAGCGCGTCGTCCACCATCTGCTTGATCTTAGGATCGCCGGAACTGGCAGCGACTGCGCGAACATAGGTCTTGAACCGCTGAAGCTTGTCAGCGATCGCACCGGGCTTATCGCCAAATTCTGGAGTCAGCACGCCAATCTGCTTGATCACCTCGCCGGGATTGGAACTGGACCCCGACAACGCATAGAGGATGTTGGAAACTGACGTTGTAACGGAATAGGCGGCGCGCTGATATTCCTCAGACTGCCAATAATTGCCGAGCGGGCCAAGTTTGCTCAAAAGCTGGCTTGTCGGATCGGCCATCGCCTTGAAATTGGCCCCCAGCGTCGGCACTTCATTAAGCAGGACAGTGCTGATCGTGCTGTAGCGTTCCTCGGATTCCGTCTTCTTGCCCGAAGGCTTCGCCCCGGTGACCTGTATCGCGCCCGGATTAGCCCCCGGAACTTGGGCAGCAGGACCGGCCGCATTATCTGGCGGCGGCGTGACTATGAGACCTCCGTTAGGATCCTTCGATATGCCAACAGGTGGAACGGTCGGCGGCGGCACGGCAGATGACTGTGTGGGAATGGGTGCATTTGCTCCCGGCTGGACCGGCTGGCCCGGCGCCTGCGTAAACGGTGAGGGCTGCGCTGGACCGCCGTTCGGCGATTTGCCGAAGATGCCCTGCGGCGTCATGAAGATGATTGAGCCATCGGCTGGATTGGTAACCATCTTGCCGGCAGCGAGTTGCTGCGCCTGCTCGGCGGTGAGCTGGCCGCTGTCTATCAGACCATTGAGAGCCTGCCCCTCAACTGAGGTGCTGTCAAAGCGGAAGCCGCCGCTTTGGTTTTGTGCTGGCGGCGTAATCCATTTCCCTGTCTTGGGATCGTAAAGCGAACTGTCCTTGCCGACTGATTGCAGATTGTTGGCCGTGCCGTAATCGCCGATCACATTCCCTGTGTTGGTGTCCACGAGTTTGCCGTTGATGGTCGCCGTCTGCCGGTTCGGCGGCGTGCTGAAATCTGCCAGCACATGATAATCACGCGGATCGAGCAGCCGGCCATTGACCTCGATCGGCTTGGCCGCGCCATATTCGCCAATGACCTTGCCTGTGTCGGTGTCTACGAGCTTGCCGTCAATTACTGCCGTCTGACGATGCTGCGGCGTCGAGCCATAATCGCCAATGACCTTACCGGTGTCGGTATCCACCACCTTGCCGTTGACCACTGTCGTCTGGCGATGCTGCGGCGTGCTGAAATCGGCAACCACTTGGCCGGTACGCGGATCGACCAGCCGGCCGTTGACCTCGACCGGCTTATTACTGCCAACCTGCCCGACAAGGATTTTCTGCATCGCCTCCTTGTTGCCGGCGAGCGCCATTGCCGTGGCCGGATCATAGCCCTGCTTCTCCAGCCATGCCGCAGTTTCATTCAGCGCCGGATTGGTATCCGAGCGCCCGCCGCCAAACAGCCGGGAGAGGATACCGTTGCCGGATACCTGCGGCGCCGGCTGCGGGGCGGCTGGAGCGGCTTGCGGCATCGGAGCGACCTGTGGAGCCCCCTGAGGCGCAGCGCTCGTCTGCAGTGCTGCCTGTGGCCCGCTCAGCCCGCTCATGGCATGGAACCTCGCGACCATGTCCGGGCTCAAGCCGGTCTGCGGCAGATAGCCCTGCCCGGCCTGGGCAAGCTGATTGCCGCCCGGATTGGGGTTCAGCAGCGAGCGGAGGAGATCGTCGATGGTCATTTAACGACGGCCTGGCGTATTGTTGCGGTTAGCGTAATTGTGGGTGCGTATCCAGTTCGTTTCCGCAGTGGTGTCGTTCGGGTTGGCATTCATGAACCCATACAAATCGGCGAGGGTTCTAATCGGCATCGGCGTCGCTGGCCGCTGCGCAACAGGAGGCTGCTCCGGCATGCGCCGAACCGGGTCCTGGATGACCGGCGGGGGCGGCTGGGTGATCTGCGGAAGCTGCTGCCCCGGCTGGCCCGCGCCCGGCATTGCCGGCCGGTTGTTCATGAACAGCGAGGCGAGACCGGCGCCACCCCCCTGGCCCATAGGCATGTTGGTCATGCCGCCGCCCTTCGACGGCATACCGCCCGCCTGTTGCATCGGCGGAGCCTGGCCTATCTGCGGCGCCATGCCACCCGAGTTCATCGGATTTCCGGGGACGTTGGTCGAGCCGCCGCCTTTTTGAGGCATCATTCCGAGCATTGTTTAAGCTCCGCCTTTTCCGCCAAACAGGCTGCCGAGAACTCCGCCGAGTTGAACCGGCTGGCGCGAGGTCGCAATCTGCGTTCCGTATGGTCCTGCCGCCCCCGCGGCCGCGCTCTGCAACATGCCGAGCCGCGTCCAGTCCTGGTTATCGAGCGAGTACCACTTGGCGACTTCGTCAGCGAGTTGCTTCTGGGCTTGCTGATCGATCAGGCCGCCCGCCTGCAATGTCGCGCCGGCGCCAGTGAGTTGGTTCTGGAAATTGCGCTGGTCGAGGTTCCCCATCTGATCGGCTGCCGTGAGGCCCTGCCCGATTCCGGTCGAGTACAACTGCCCGGCGTTCGACAGCATATTGCCTTCCTGGCCGATGCTGCCAAGCTGGCCCTGCGCCGCGCCGAGCTGCGTTCCAAATCCGGCCTGCCGGGCGGCGTCGATCATCTGGTTCGCCGCAAACTGGTTCTGCTGTTCGCGGTTGAACTGATCGGACATCGCCGATGTCGAGAGCTGTCCGAGCTGCCTGGTCAGCTCCCCGGTATCGGCACCCGAGCCGTAGCGGCCCATGCCGGCGAACTGCGACTGCACGGTGGACGCCGTGTTGTCGAGTTGGTTCTGTAAAGCCTTCGAAAAATATGGATTATGGGCTGGGTCCAGATATTGCCCGGAGGCATAGCCCGAGAGGTTCGATTCCGATGAACTCGGCGCGCCGGCCCGGTTATAGATATCGCCGAACTGTCCGCCGACCGCGCCGGAGTCGTTCGCCGCATTGAACAGCCGATTCGTCGCCGGATTGGAAACGGCCGCGGCGCCGAGGCCTTGATAGAGCGGGCGGGTGCCCGACGTGTCCCATGCCTGCCCCGCATTGGCGAGCTGGTTGATGCCGCCCATGGTCGTGCCCGACAGCGGGGCGACCGTCGAACCGGTGTAGGTGTTGCCCCCAGCACCCGACTTGTAGAGGTTCATCGCGTCGGTTGCCGACGTTTTGAACAGCGGCTCGGCCCATGCAGGCGGACTGTTGGTCTGAGTCGATTTGCTGGTCTTGCTGCCCATCAGAGCGCCTTGCGGTAAATTGCTATGTCAAGGCCGTAGCCTTCGCGTGCCAGAACTTTTTTCCAGCCCATTCGACCGGCGACGGTCACTTCGTCACAGCCCTGGGAGCGAGCCCAGTCTTCGATTGCGCCAATAAGATGAACGGTGCTTGCTCCATGCTCGCCGGCAAAATCGGGGATAAGTAGCGTCTTCAGTCCGGTCGCATCGTTGGTCTGGATTTCGGTAAGCACGAAGGCGACGAAGCGATCATCCTCGAGGACGAGCCAGAGCTGCCGCTTGCCGGTGATGATCTCTTCGGCCAGATGCTCGACGGTCACCTCTCGCGGAAACCGATCCCGCAGCTTGTGCATGGCTGCCGTGATTGCGGGGCCATAAGGGGCGAACTGCTCCGGGGACCAGTCCGACGTGAGCTCGACCCTCATCGCAGCCCCGCCGGCACGCCGTTGTGATTGACGCCCTGGGCCTTCGTCCACACCGTGCTGTCCGGTATCCTGATCTTGATCCGCGTGAACCTGGCCCGGCTTCGCTTGTGCACGACGCCCGTATTCGTCGAGCGCGGCGCCTCTGCCGTGTAGACCGGAACATCCGTGGCCGAGCGCAGCTTCCTCGCCCCGATCGACACATAGAGCGTCTGCGTATCGACAGCCGGGACAATCTCGGTGATGCGCGTCAACTGCCCGTCCGTCGCACCGAACTCCTGGGTGGTGATCGTCGCCTCGGCGTTGGCCCCGGAATAGAAGCCGAGCATGTTGTTCGCGTCGATCGCCGCCATGACCGGCGCGCCGCCCTGCCACACCTTCGAATCCAGCGAGAAGGGCAGCGCGTCAATGCTGGCCGAAACCGCGCTCAGCCCCTCCAGCGTGTAACCCAACGTCCCCGATCCGAGCGGGAACAGGATGCCGACCGAATCCGATTGCTGCGTGAACTCGCCAAGGCCCCAATCGTAGATCACAAGCCGGTCATAGGTCGTCGTCGACGAGATTTTGACCGCCATGTAGTAGCGGTTGAAAAACGGATCTATCTCACCCAAGATTCCAGCCAGGTTCGGACCGCTGATCTGGCTGAAAATCGTCCTGTCGATCTTCTCGAAGCCGATCGGTGCAATGCTGCCATCCGCATTGAGTTGGAACAGCCCGCCGCTGTCGGCGAAGAACGTCAACGCCCCGCGTGAGGCGATCGAGTACGGCGCCGCGGCACCGCGCTTGTCGTGGATCTTGGTGAAGCTGAAAACCGAGGTCGAGCCCGGGATGAACGTCCCGGCATAGATGGCCCGCTTCATCAGGATGAACGGATTAGTCGCCGAGCTCGAGCCCTGCACGCTGCCGCCGTCGGGGAAATCCTGGAAGTCGCAGCTATTGACGCCGGGCGTCCACTGCGTGTCGTTTTCCAGTCCGGACCAGTGAACGCGCTTCTCCAGGCTGCCGGCCAGGTTCATCAGGGCAACAAAGCTGCCCCATGTGTTGATGTATCGCGCTCGAGGAGGGCTGCCGGCGAGATCCGCGAACTCGGTCGACGAGCCGATGGTGTAGACTTGCGGATTGTCGTTGATGTTGACCGCGATGACATCGTTGCCGAACTGTGCGAAACGCCACCTTTCGTCCGTGGTCGAGCCGTAGTTCGCCAGCGCCTTGATCGACACGTCGTCCAGGTCGAGCGTGGTTGAACCGACAGCCTCGAAAGCCAGCGTATTGTTGCCGGCGACCGCGGTCAGGTAATCGGTATACGTCCCGTTCGCCGAGTTGGTCGTGCCGGTGACCGTTGTGCCGCCCGTGAACGTGGCCCGGACGCCGCCCGCGGTCCTGCTCGAGACGGTATAAACGATCTTGTAGACGGTGCCCGCGGTGAGCGCCTGCGCCTGCGAGAGCGTGACGCCGTTGGCAACCGCGGTTGCGTGCGCCTTGCCGCCAGAGATCGTCCATCCGGCTCCCTTCGTCCAGTTCACGTCGGCCGCGAAATCGCCCGTCAGGATCGTCTCGGCGCCGAGCTTCGAGACAGGATCCCAGCCGAGCGTGGTGCCGTTCAGCTTGTAGAGCTTCGTGGTGGTCCCGACGAAAATCACGATGGTGCCCGACGCGCTGCGGGCCGAAAAGCCGCCTGTGATCGTGCCCGAGACAGCCGTCGAAAAGGGCGCCAGCTTCGGGAACGGAATGTTGCCGTCCGCCGACAGCAGCACGTTCATGATGTCGGCCGCATAGTCGCTGTTCAGCGCCGACACATCGGGGCGCCAGCGGGCGAAAGGCGCGTAGGGCATCAGCCTATCGTTGCAACGAAATGCGCCGAGCCATCCGGCAGCACGATAGGACCGCCCGTCAAATGGTCGTGCATCGCCATCATGGCGTTGGCGAACCAGCCCAGCATCACGTCATCATCGACGTTGCAGTCAGGGTTGCATTCGCGGAAGAACTTTACCCACGCCATTGCGTCTGGGTTTGTATGAATGCTCAGATCGTAGTCGCTCATTTGGTTACCTTATTCAAAACTCAGTCGCCCGGATGTAGCCAGTCCCGTTGCGCTTGGAGGTCTCAGCCTTCAGCAGCGCGAACTGATCGTTCCAGTCGTTCAGCGCCTCGCCGGCCAGGCCCACATCCTTCAGCGTGTTCTTGTAGACCCGATACTTCGCCCGCGCCTTCATCATGTCGTAGGCCTCGGTCAGCCAGGCATTGGTATCGGCCGGATTGGCGAGCGCGCTGAGCCGATACGGCCCGAGCTGTAAGCGGATCGTGTAGACCGTGTTCGGAATGGGATAGAGCTTGATCTGCTGGTTGAAGTACGTGAAGCTGATTGGCTGCCCTGTCGCCGCCGTGGTGTCGGAGAGGACTTCCATGTCCTCCGGCGTCATCCGCCCCATTTCGATGACGTTGCCGCCGGTATCGCGGAAATAGGCCGATTGGATGTGGACCAGCGTCGGGATGTCCGCGAGGTCTGCCGAGGTGTAGGTCTGTTGGCTTGCAACCGTGCTGAACGTCTTGTCGCGCGTCTCGTTGAAATAGAACGTGAAGCGCTCGCAATCCCGCTGCGCGCCCTGCACGGCCTTCAGAATAGCCGCGCCGTACTCGCTGGCCGTGTCGTCGATGTCGTCGGCAATGTCGGCGGTAAGATCAGCCAGCGTCGTCATCAGGCATACCACTTCCTGACGGCTTCAAACGCATCAGCCAATTCGGTAAACCCACCTTCACGCAGAAATGCCACAATTAAAGCATCGGCTTGCACATGCGCAGCTTCAGGATCGCGCCCCGGCAACTCGCGTAATGACGCCGCATAATTTTCGGCAGCGTAGGCAAGATCGTCAGCACCTTGCGAAGGGTTCATGGCTTCACCACCCCGATGCGAAGATTCCGAGGATTGATCACCGGCTCGCCGACCCGCGCCGCCCACGCATCCACGGCCGCGTCACTGGCCGCCTCGTCAGTCTCGTCGATCTTCTCGTACGCCCAACCATGGGCAGGATCCAGGGCGCGCACGATGGTCTTTCCCTTATCCGGACCACCGATGACCCTCCCTACCCGGGTAGCCTCGGTGAAGCCATTCCGTTTAAGCCGGCCAAGCATCACTCGGCAGCCTCAGCCATTGGCGGCATTTCTTCGGGATTGTCGTTCACCTTGTCGACCGGCTGGAACCGCACGTCCGCCATGCTCATGTCGTGCGCGATGCAGCCGTCGAAGTGGACGAGCGAGATGCGCGGATCGATGACGATGTCGCAGCCGATCTCACGCGCTTTTGTGCAGAAATAATAGTCCTCGCCCTGGATTTTTTGAAGCTCGCCCTCATAGCCTACACCGGCGAGATACTCCTTCAGGTTCTCCGGAAACTCTTCGCTGACCGGCATGAAATCGTACCAGAAATAGTTGCGGAGATACGGGTAATAGTCACCCTCCGCCACCACCTGGCTGGGCAGATAATTCCTGGCAATCCCCGCTTCCGCCAGCCGTTCGAACACCGACCGATCGATGCACACGAAGGCGGTCGCCACCTTCTTGACCTTATAGAGGCCTGATTTCGGCTCGAGCTCGGGCGGAATCTTGTCCCAGTAGACCACCATCCGGGCAGGATCGTTCCACCGCACATTCCGGGCCTGATGAACCGCCGCGACGATGTCCACCGGCGCGCGAAGCATGTTCAACACCTGCGGAACGCTCGCATCCCATGCGATATCAGAGTCGACGAACCATACCTTGTCGCAGCCGAGCGCGAGAGCCTGCGCAACGCACCAGTTGCGGACATCGGGCAGGACCGGATTGCCGCGGCCGACGATGAGCATGATTTCGATGTCCTGTTCGGCTGCCAGCACCATCGTACGGGCGACCGAGGACATGGTTGAATCACTGACCTTGGCCTCGTAGCAGGGAATGCACAGTCCGACTTTCATGCGACCTCTCTTCTTGATGTTCCAAAGGTGTTGGCGAGCCGCCAGCTTGGCCCGGCCATAGCGGGCATCGCGCGGGCTGCCGCCCCGATCTGCCTCGAGGGCCTCCGCATTGACGCGAACGGTGTTGTTCACCCAGCGCGAGCGGTAATCGATCGAATCCCAGCCGTCGCGCAGCATCTTCTTGCGCCATGCCGGCTCCTGCATCTCCTTGAGGATGCGCTCGGCTACCTGCCGGCGCTCGACCGCCAGGGCGTCATAGAAGTTGCACCAGAAGACGAGGTCATTGAGCCCGATCGTCTTTTGCGGGCGGGTCGCCTGGTGGTCCATCTCGACCGGAACCACCCAAAAGCGCCCGATCATACGGGCGAGATCGTCCAGCCAGTGATCGATGAACCAGAATGGAAAATGTCCAGGGTAGATGTAGCCCATCAGCTCGACCATTTTGGCAGTCGGAGCCTGGAATTGCGGGAACGAAGCGTTCGCCATCTGGCCGTAAACACAGCCGATCCCATCGGGGAATCGAGCCGCGGCATCCACCACCATCTGGTCGAAGCCGGGAGTGATGAACGGGGCGCAATCGTGGCCGACGAGATAGACATCGGCGGGCGCCTCGGTAAGGCACCGGTCATGCTTGGGACCGCGCGTGTCCTCACGCGGTTTTACGGAATATTTCAGTCGCGGATCGATCGGAAACGTGTCGATCGCCGCAATGGTCTCGGCGTCGTCGTCATCGATCGCCACCAGCAGCACGGTATCGTCGCGCACCATGTTGGGAAGTGTGCGCTCCAGCGTGGCGCGCAACTGTTCAGGACGGCCGCGAGTGGCGATGTTCACCGTCAGCTTCATTCGCTCTCCTGAAGAAATGGGGACGGCACCGAGGCGCCGTCCCTTTGCCCGTTTGTTGGGCTTTGCCGACATCAGAGATCGTTGTCGGGAATGTACTTGATGATGACGTACGCCTTGCCGCTCGTGGCCGCCGTGGCGCCGGTCTGCGCGAACTTCGCGTAAACCTGCGTGTCAGCGGTGAGCGGAAGAGTCGCCGATGCAGAGATATTCTGAAAAATCTGCACCGACGCCTCATTCACGTCCGCCGAGCCAACGATGTTGTTGGCCGTAGTGCCGTTGACACCCACGGTCAGGACGTTGGTCGAGTTCGCGTTGAACGAGGCCGTCACCAGCACGTCGGTGCCGATGATGATGGCACCGGCAGGCAGATACTGCTTGCCGACGCCGACCGAAATGCCCGGGTCGTTGTAGTTGACCACGAAGCGGCAGTAACCAACCTGCTGCACATGGGCCTGACGGGCGGTAGTGGCGAGTGTTCCAGTTGCCATGTCCGTTACTCCCTTAAGAGGCCGGCGCGGCGTAGGTGGAGACGACGATCGTTCCGTAATCCACGGAATTGTAGACCGACTTCTTCACGCCACCGATCCAGCTTGTGCGGACGCCCAGCTCCCGGTCGTAGTCGAAGAGCTGTTCCTTCCACGTGTACTTGCTCTTGCCGCCGCCCTTGCCGTAGGCCCAGGCAGCCGCCTGCGCGCCACAGAAGATCGCGCGACGGGTGTTGCTGACCGCCACCGAAGAGGTGGAGTTCAGGCCTTGCGGAACGCGGGTGTTCTCCACGATCAGCGTGCGGTTGTAGATACCGAGCATGCCGGTGTAGAGGTTGTTGCTGTCCCGCTCGCCGCCCTGCAGACGCTTGCCCTGCAGGTCGAACCAGTTGCCGGCCGTTGCGGTATCTGCCCGCAGCGACAGCGTCTGGTCCGGGTGGATGAACATGACATAGTCGATGTCCTTGCCAAGCCCCTTGATGGGGCGGATCATCGGCGAGGTTGTCTTGGCACGGTTGACGCAGTTGTCGATCAGGCTCAGCGTCAAGCGGTAGGTGGTGGTCGTCATCGTCTGGTCGTCGGCCGAGGCCGCGCCACGAAAGATGCGGGTCGATGACGGCGCGATGGTCGCATTGAACCCGGTGTATTTCGTGTTGGACTGGGCGACGTTGCCGGCGAGCTGGTTGAAAAACCACGTATCGATGCGGTCGGCGGCCCAGTCCTTGAGGGACTGATAGCACTCCTCGCGCATGTCGTAGGGAACGCGCTGCCGGTCGATCGTGCCCTCGTTGCGCACACGGTGCGCATGTCCGAGCTCGTTGATCAGCATCTCGTCGTAGTAGCGGGTCAGCGACTCTTCGTTGCCTTCCTGCGTCTGGTTTTCCGTCGTGCCTTCGCCGGTCGGAAGCATGCGGATGCCCCAGCGAATGCGGTCGCCCGCCTTCTTCTGGGCATCGGTCATGATCTGGCAGAGAGAGCCTGCGTCCTCACCCATGTACTCGTAGGCGACTGTTTCCTTCAGCGCCTCGACGTCC